TCTTTGAATTCCTATATCTAATATTTCATACTTTTCAGTTGATAAATATAACAGTTTGAAATAATTTGTTAGTTCTTCATTAGTATGATCTAACAAAGTATAACACTTTATTTTATCTAGTTTTAAATAATCTAATCTAGACCAAAGATATTCTAGAGTGCATTTATTTTCTAACAAAATAAAATCATAGTGTATAACTGAAATAGAATTTTCATTTGCATTTTTAGAATATAGTTCTTTAATACGTTCTAAATTATAAAGTAGACTATCATAACCAATAATACAAATTTGATAATTTGTATCTGTATTAACTAACAAATTGCAATATTTGTTAGTATAAGTAACTGGATCCCTTAGCCAAATCTTAGAATGTTCATTCACATATTTTTCATCTTCATATGCATCTAGTAGCTTCATTTTTTCATGCATGTTAAATTTTTTATAATAAATTGGACTAATATAGGTTGGTCCTAAACGATTGATCTCTTTATTTCTAATAAGTGAAAAATTATTTTCTCCTTCATTCATGTATTGAATATAACCTAATTTATGAATTTTTGCCATTTTATATCCTTTACCATTTTTTTCAGATGCACTAATTGCAGTCCTTAATAAAATTTCATAGTCATCACATATATGTAAATGCTCACTGTAATTGCCTAGTTCTAATAAAAAATCTCTTCGCCATATTCGTGGATGATTTGGGCAGCAAACTAGATGACTTAATGTTATATTATTTATGTTAGGTGTAATATATACTAATCGCCATTTATCCTTATATTTCATTGAATAATAACCACCATATCCTTTGCAAAGAAAATCACCATACCATTGATTTTCACCCGATTCATAAAGACAAATAAAATCCATATAAATAAATCCTACATCAGATTTTTCTTCAAATAAATTTGCTGCATCTTGTAAAACATCCGGTAAAATTTCATCATCATGATCCATCTCTAATACATATTTTCCTCTACATAATGCAACTGCTTCATTTTTAACATTTCCTATGCTGCCATTATTTTGCGAATGTCTGTAAAATCGTATACGATTATCAGTCATAAATTTTCTTCTTAAAAACTGAAAATGTTTATCATCAGGCGAGTCATCCATAATAACCCATTCCCAATCTTTAAGAGTTTGTTCTTTTAAACTTTTATAAACGCGCATAATTTTGTGAAATGAATTGTATGAAGGCGTAAAAAGAGAAAATGTTGGTCTCAATAATTCCCTTGGTAAAGAACAATTGGTAATAAATTTAAAACTAACATATTTATTGAATGATTGAATATTTGGAAGATTTGTTAAGTGTAATCGTTTAACTAACATGTTTTTAGAAATTATTTGTAACAAATCATTATTATATTCTGCATCAGAATCTCCATAAGTAATTAATAAATGAAAGTTTGCATTATGTAACTTTTCCACCTTTTTAAAATTGTTAGTTATGTATACACTACAATCTAGGTTTTCAGCATTTTTTGTAAAAAACTCATCTACTTGGCTATATTGATCGTGGCGAAAAAAAATAATAAATGGAAATTTCATTTGTTATATTTTAACCTTTAAATAAGTATTTAAATAAGTATAATTTAAATAAATATAATTTAATTTTTATATTACAAATTTTATACATATTAATATTTAAAATTCTGGAGTATGCTTTTTGAAAATGCATCCCTGAGGAATTAAGCCTTTGACTTCAGTTGTTACAGTTGCTGGATTCTGATTGTCGCAGTTTGACATCCAAATTTTAATAATACAGAAATTCTTTTTTGGAGAAATGGTTATTCCTGTAACACAACTAACAAATGAAGAAGTGTTGCTAATTGTCTCGCCTACAAGCACATAATTCAACTCTCTCCAAACCTCACATACATTTTTATTTGAAACTTTATATGAAAAGCTGCCACCATTTCTGTTTTTTGGATCTTCCCACATAGGTGCAATTCCGTCCTTCATAACAAATAACATACATGCTTTAATTAATGGATCTGGCGTTGTCTCTGTCATTACAATAGAATCCTCAAGAGTTTTTATAGAAGAAATTAATTTATAACTTTTAACACTCCAATCACTATCCTGAGGTAAATGTGCCCACAAATTCCATTTATTTTTCAATGGATGTGTATTTGCGTTACTACTGGTATTACTTTTAGTATTCATTGTTAATGCTGTTTGAGGAGTAACCATTATAGATATATAAGTTCAATTTTTTTTAAATTATTTTATTAATATTATTTTAAAATAATTTAAATATGTGTTATTTATTTTGTTTCTTTTAATTGACTTCACCCTCTACAATTGCTTTACCTTCTCCATCTCCGTCTCCATCTCCATCTCCGTCTCCATCTCCGTCTCCATCTCCGTCTCCACCATTATTTATAATATAATATCCATCTTTATCAATAACTATAGATTGTTCATGATTTAAACATATCACATTTACTTCATGATCTATTAATTCTAATTGATATGTTGTTAGTTCATTTTCCAAATATGAAAACCTTATATTTAAAACAGTATTAATATAATATTGCACAAAATTTTTATCAATTATATTTCCTACCAAATAATAATTAAATTCATCTGTTTTTAAATTTATGTTATGTCGCATCCCATTATAATTTAAATATAATGCTATAAATGTTATGTTAGATATTTCTGGATCTAAACATATATTATTTTTATCAATAATTATTTTATTTGGGTTTGCTGTTGTACTTACAATAAATAATTTATTTTGATTATCGTTTATTTCATCTATTTCATCTATTGTGTATCCAGAAATCGTAATTATATTGTTAGTATCTATGTCAAATTCTTCTATTTGTATTTCATCTATTATTTTATCAGTTTTAAAATATGGTAATAAATAATTATAGCCTTGATTAAACTTAATCTGACATGCACTGTAAAAATAAATAATATTATATATTAATTTTATACTAAGGGCTTTAAATTTGGTTCGCATAAAATCTGGATAAAATGAAAATAAAGCAAATACAGCTAAATATATTTTAAACATTTATTTTAATACATTAAATAAACAGTAATTTTTAAATATTTAATTTAATTTATATTAAATATTTATTTGAATTTATTTGAATTTATTTTTAAATTATAAAACTTTCATATTGTGGATCAGATGTATCAGTAGGTGCAGAAGAAGAATTGTTACTTTCTTCTGTAGGTGTATCTGAATAAGAAGTATCCATATAAACATGACTTATTGTACCTGTAGTTTTCTTAACTGGTCTAGTATATGTTGTTGAAGAATAAATTAAATTGCCTGTTCTTTCTTCTGGTTCACATTCATCACACTTAAAATTTAAGGTTCCAGTTGCGGCATCTAATCCAAAAACATATAAAAGTATTGTAACTATTACAGACATAAAAATAAATGGAACAAATACAATTATCCATGATACAATAGTCATTCCAGATTGACACAATGCATTAAGTAAAAATGTAATTATGATCATTACAATAAATTTAAAAAAAGCTGTATTATATAATCCTTTAAAGGTATCTATAACTACTTGAGTCAATGAAAATGCAATATAAATTAATGCAGGGGGGCATAAATTAACCATATTTACTTATATTATATTACGAAAAAATTGGTTCACCGTCTTTAATAATTCCTACTTTTTTCCCTATGTCTCCATCTTTGTCAACTTCATATAAAATTCCATTTTCTTCATCAGTTGCAAAGTAGGTTACATCATCAATCTCAATTTCAAATACTTCTTCTCCTTCCTCCTCCTCCTCCTCCTCAACATCTTCTTTTTTATTTGTAACATCTGTCACTTCTTCTTCTTCTTCGGTTACAACTTCTTCTTCAGTTGATTCAGTTTCATCTATTTCTTCATCAACTACAGGGTCTTCTACAACAGTTTCTTCTTCTTCATCCTCAATAGCTACTTTATCCTCGGCTGCTTCTTCATCTTCATCTTCATCTTCTTCATCTACAACATCAGTATCAGCTACAACATCAGTATCAGCTACAACATCAACAGTTTCTTCTACTTTATCAGTTTCTTCTACATCCTCAGTTTGTTCCTCTTCTACATCCTCAGTTTCATCTCCTTCATCTTCTTCTACATCCTCAGTTACATCTTCTACTTGTTCCTCTTCTACATCCTCAGTTTCATCTCCTTCATCATAATCTACATCAGTTTCTTCTTCTACATCTGTTACAATTTCTTCAATATTTAATGTAATATTTACTTGATCTAAGCTATGCGACTCTAATCTATGCACATCTTCCTCTAAAATTCGTGTTTCTTCCTTTAAACTGTGCACATCTTCCTCTAAAATTCGTGTTTCTTCCTTTAAACTGTGCATCTCTTTCTCTAAACAAATTTGCTGTGTCTCTAAACAAGGTATCTCAGATTTTTCTAGTGTCTTTAAATATTTTTCTTGCAATGAGAGACTCATCATTATATGTTCTGATAATGGGATCTGACCAAATCCAGGAAAAGATGTTAGTTTTGTTTGATTTTTGTCAATTACTGGAATAGATGTTACCTTGTTTTGAAATAAAATAAATATATCATTTAACCTATTTTCTATTAATTGTAGTTTTGAATTATGGTTATTTAAATGTTCTAAAATAGTAGGAATTAATTCATCGCATTTGCATTTGCAATTATTTGAAGATTTATTGAGTTTTAACTCATCTTCATAAGCCATTATAACCTTTTGAACAATTGGCAATGATAACACATCTTTTGGGTCATTATTTAAAGTAGAAACACTTTGTTTATGCATTTGTTGCATCATGTTATTCAATTGTTCAAGTGTAGCCATTTGCATTAATTGGGATAGATTAGTAGACATTTATTAGTATAATATACTATAATACGATTCGTTTAATATGATTTAAAAAATATTTAATGTAAATATATATGGATAAGCATAGCGATAATAAGCGTAGTGACAACAAACATAGCGAAAATGAAAAATATGAAAAACATATAAAACATATTATGTCACAAACAAATTATAGCGAAGAAATAGCTATAGCAAAATTGCAAGAATTTAATGGAGATTTTATGCAAGTTTTGAAGGATTATA